CGATTCTTCTTGTCTTTGTTTCCATAATTCTTGTACCCTTTTTATTTCCTTATTTCGCTTCTTCATAGCAAAATCTAGTTTAAACTTACTAACTTTTTCAGTAAAAACTAATCCGTTCATATGATCTAGTTCGTGTTGATAACATCTGCTTACTATACCAATCATATCTTCTTCCTGTTCTTCTAAATTTTCATCTAGGTATTTTACTTTAACAGCACTAGGTCTTTCTATATCCAAAAATAAGAAAGGGAAAGTTAAACAACCTTCTTTTAATCTTGTTGTCTGCTTACTTTCTTCTATTATAGTTGGATTAAAACACACCCATTTTTTTCTTTTATGTATTTCAGGATGGTCGCCCATTACAAACATACGATAAGGTTTGCCTACTTGATTTGCTGATAGGCCTATACCTCCATACTTTGTCATTGTTTCAAACATACTGTCTATAAATTCTTTTAGTGTTTCTTTTTCTTGTTTCTTAAAAGTTTCAATATCAAAAGGTGCTATGCTTGATAAGACTCTTATATCTGATGGTGGTAATAGTTCATATATCATTGTGCCAACCTTGTAAAGTTTTTGTATTTCTCAAATTTAATTATATTTGTAAACTTGTCAAATAGTATATCCCCTTTGTGTGATATAATAAATGTATTTTCTTTTGCTAGTGTTTTAAGTATTTTAAAAAAGTCTTCGGTACCTTGACCATCTAAACTACTATCAAATATTTCATCTAGTATTAATAAGTTTGTATTAGTACTGTTTTTCATTTTAGCAATAGTACGCCATGTAAATAATAATGCAAGGTCTATTCTTAATTTCTCACCCTCACTAAAACTATTATAATTAAATGTATCTCTATGACGACTCTTAATTGTTTCGTTAAACTCCTCATCTAAATTAAAGTTAACAAAGAAGTCCATAGATTGTAAGTACTTATTAATTAAGTTATTCATTATAGGTAGATACTTTTTAATAATGTTTGCTTTAACACCTGTATCATTAAGTATCTCTCTAGCAATATCAATGTATTTCTTTTCTTCTACAGCCTTCTCTTTTTCTAAATTCACTTGTATTAATTGTTCTTGTACATTTTTTAATTCTTCAGCAACCTTATTTGTATTCTGTTTATCATTCTCTAGTTTTGTTATTTCGGTATCTAATCTATTTGAGTGTCTATTGATTTCTGAAATAGAAGTGTTTATTTTTGCAACAGATATATTTAATTCAGATATCTTTTCAGCAATCTTATTCATCTCTTGTATCTTTGCTTCTGTTTTTTCTGCCTCTTTATTTAAATCCTTTAGTCCTGATTCTAATTCCCATATCTTTCTTTTCTCATCTGATACCTTGTTCTCTTTAAATGTTATATCAATGGGTTGTGTACAAGTAGGACAATTATCATTATTTTCAAAAAATTCTAAACTACTTTTATGTCTTTCTAAATTGTTTTCAATCTTCGCTTCAAGTTTGTATAATTCATTTGCTTTTTTATTATGTTGGTCGCCACCCCACACTTCTGCTTTTGTAGATATAATCTTTTCATTAAGCAATTGTAGTTTCTGATTATAGTCATAATTGTTTTGTGCGTTTTCTTTTAATTGTTCTTTTCTATTTTCTATATCAGTATTATCTCTATTCTGTATTTGTTCAAAGTGATCGTTTTGTAATTCGTATTTTTCTTGCATTAAATCATATCGGTGTTTAACATCAACAACAGATTTATTTAACTCACCTTGTTTCTGTCTTAACAATAAATCCATATGACTAAAAACTCTTATGTCTAATATTTCTTCTACAACCTCTCGTCTATATCTAGCACGTAAGTGCATAAAAGGTTCGTATGATGTTGATCCAAGGATGACCACCTGGCAGAAAGCACGATAATTACATTTTAAAATATTCTGTTCTAACATATTTTGATAATCTACATTAGAAGCCATTTGGTCTAATAAGATACCATCAGAATATATCTCAAATACATTAGGTTTAATTCCTCTTATAATTTTGTATCTCTTATTATGTGTTTCAAATTCTAACTCTATTTGACAATCAGTATTATTGATTGTATTAACAAGTTGCTCTTTCTTTATATCTCTAAAGGCACGATTAAATAAAGCAAAACATAATGCGTCTAACATAGTTGATTTACCTGCACCGTTCATACCAATAATTAATGTTGATGGTGACTTGGCTAAATCTACTTCTATAAACTGATTACCAGTAGATAGAAAATTACGCCATCTTAATTTTTTAAAATATATCACGCTTTAGTATCACTTGCTTCTATGTAAATTGATTTCAAATATTGTTTTAACTTTGTTTTATTCACATCTGTTTCCAATTGGTCAATATAGTTATTTAGGAATGTAACTGTATCTTCACCCATTTCTAATATGTCTTCTCGTACACTAGCTTTAATATCAGAATAATCCTCTACGATATTTAAATCGTGTACCGTTATATCATTATACAATCTTTCCACAAATTTGTCAAATACCAGGTCATTTGTCTTATTTAATACGATTAATTTAATGAAGTGATTATTGTAAGGTTGTATATCAAAGATATCATAGTTGTTCTTTTTGTCATCATATATTATCTTTTTGTGAATTGTATTAGGGTTGCTTACTTTTGTTATTTCTCTTGTTTCTGTATCAAATATATGAAACGCTTTAGGGTCTTTATAGTCTGACCAAGTCATTTCATATTGAGCACCACAATAATATATCTGACCATCATCTGTATGTTTATGAAAGTGGCCTGATATAACTCTTTCGAATCTACTAAAGTCTGCCTTCTCATTACCATACTCATTGATAACTCCGTTTTGCATTTCAATACCTTTAATCTCTAAATGACCCATTACTATTTCTGCCTGTGCTGAATCTAACATTTGCATGGAGTGTTCTCTATTGTCATCACAAATCCAAGGTACAAATAGAATAGGTGTTCCATCAAACTCTACTACTTGTGATTTAGTATAGGTCCATGGTTCGTTTCTTTTATCAAAGGTTGTATATAAATTTTCTATAGCATTAACATCATTAGTATTCTTAAAGTAAGTATCGTGGTTACCTATTATAATGTGTGTATCAATTTGTTCTTCGTAAAGTCTATCAAAAAATTGCTTTCTAAAAATAGAAGCAGTTTGAAAGTTAATAAACTTTCTTCTATCAACAACATCTCCTAGGTGTACTAAAGTTTTAATGTTATGTTCTTGTAAGTATGGAAAAAAGATTTCATTATAAAACTTAAGCTGATAATTTCTAAACGCTTCGCTGTCATTACGGACACCAAAGTGTGTATCATTTAATAGTGCGATCTTCATTATACGTCTAAAACACTTTTATAGGTTCTTCTTTTTCTTTTCTTAACTTTTATTTCTGAAGCTTTTGCAGGTTCTTCAGTTGATGGTCTGTTCTTTCTTAAAAATTCTAAAAACTGGTTCTTGTAATCGTTGTTTGTATCACCAGGCATTACAGCAAATTCATCTATACCTGCTTGTTCTATCATTTTATATTTGATATTAGATTGTTTCTTCTCCTTTTGTATTCTTCTAATAAAAGCGTAATAAATGATTTGTGTAAAATAAGCAAATGGATTATTTGACTTGTCGGGATTAAAGTTTTTAAGATATTGTAAACAGTTCTCTATACCATCAGAAATCATATCATCTCTAAAAGTATAATTAATAAAGTTAGGTCTGTAAGATAAGTGATTCGCAATCTTCAAAAAACATTCTCCAATATAGTTTGTAACTGGTGGAGATTTTCGGTTTCTTTTTTCTGCTTTATTACACTTATCTTTATACTCAATCATTGCCTGTAGAAACTTTTTGTTATCTACATAATGTTCGGATTTTTTTCTTGTTCTAGTCATAATTTAATTATATCATATTTGTTGTTAATGTCAAGGACCTATCACATTATCCAGTTATATATTGCTCTCAAAGCGAGTAACAAATACATAAGTTCCATTAATGCTCTAGGTGTGTCTTTGTCTTTTATTCCCATATATATCCATATCGTACAGGACATTGTTGCAATTGCCCAACCTACCCATTGAGTGTTAGGATTTGCATTAGAAAGTATGTAAGTACCTATCATGGCGAGTACAAAACCCAGCCATCTCATGCCATCTAGTCTTTTGTAAAATCTAATTTTCATTGGTGCTTGACATAATCTAATTCTCTTGTTATACTACCCATGTGGGTTGTTACCGAGGATAGTAGCTACCTCACTAGTGCAACTTCTTTGAAGGCATTTTAAGTAAGTCAGCGACATCTTTAATATCATTCTTATCTATATTATTATCATAATTGGAAGCGGCACGATCTAGTTCCTCTTCCGTCATTTCTCTTTCAATAAATCCTGGTAAAGCTTGTTTTGCGTGTTTTAGTGAGTGTGAAAGATCACTATATCTTTTAGTAAATGCTTGTGTGGCATTGCATATTGTAATAATTTTATCAACAGGAATAGTAACTATTTTTTCATCTGTAAAACCAACCCATTTTACTAGTGCTATATAATCAGATATACCTTGTTCAGTAATACGAGGTACGTATTTGATTAACATAGGTTCTTGTAACCTTAATAGTTTAGAATTTTCAGGTAGTTGGTCTTTATGTAAAGGAAATTTACAACAGATTTCCTCTCCAGAAACCAGTCTGATAATCTTAACCTGTTTATCTTCAGTACGATTAATCATATAGCTATTTATCTTTCTTAAGCGTTAATATGGCACAATGAGAGCCACCTAATTTCTCTATCATATCGTATTGTTCTATAGCACATTCTTTTAAAGCCTTCATATTATAATAACCTTTGTTTGTATTCTTGTCTTTCTCACCTGGTATATAATCATGGAATACAATTTTAAAAGAGTCCTTTGTACGTTTAAGTATTTCTTCACAATCACCTTTACCTATAGAGCCATCAATGAAAACAAAATCAAAGTCATAATGTAAATAGTTATTCCAGTAATCTTTGCTTTCACATATAAATCTGTTTATATCTATATTATACTCAATTATATCGTTTCTGTCAATGGAGTACACCTCACAATTTAATTTTAAAGCTGCGGAACTTTTGCCCGTACCTGTGCCTATCTCTAATGCCTTTTTACAGCCATTGCTTTCTTGTAATAAAAATTTAAAATCGTCATCTGAAATCATTTTAGATCCACCGTATGTATTTCATAGTCAAAGCCTTCTCTATTATAGATGTTAACTCTTTCCTGAAAGTGTGTTAATGTAAAGTTCTTTTTATCTTTGTATGTAAGGTCGTCTGAAATATCATAGACCGTAGCTGATTGTTTCTTATCACCGACACGAAGCCCACGGCCAATGCTTTGTAATATTCTTATAGGGCTCTTACTAGGGCTACTAAAAACAATATTGTGTAAATTACGAATATTGATACCAGTGCTAAAGGTGCCGAAAGAAGCGATAATAATTGCGTTGTCAGACTTTTCTGTGATTGCTCTAATTTTTTCTCTATCATTTGTTTCAGTTCCCCCATAAACGAAAAACACTTTTCGCTTTGGGTCTACTTTTTCTTTAATCAGTTTATATAAAATCTCTCCATGTTTTTCAACAAGTTGAAATAGACATAATGTATTACCATTAAGTGCTAAGGTTAGATTTCGTATGTATTTATTACGAGCAGTATTTTGAGT